AAAGAACTTAAACCAAAAAAGGAAGAACCAATAGTAGTGAAAAGCAAGATAGGGATGACAATAGAAAAAACAAAGATAGGAGTAACACTGGTTTTAAGCAAAGAAGACTGCAAGATACTGGGATTTTACAAAGATGCAAGTACAAAGAGAGTAATAGAGTGGACCAGAGAAAAGCTCGGATTACCTAAAAAAGAAAGAAAAGGTAGAGTAGTAGACAAGGAGGATGATTAAAGTGGATGAAGAAACATTGGATAGGATTCAGAAGATAGAAAAGAAAATACAAGACTTAGAGAAAAACTTATTGATACAAGATAGCAAAGACATAGAGACATTAAAACCAACTGAACATCCAGTAACTGGAAAAGAGAAACCAATGGATGAATCAGAATTCAACAAAAAGATGATAGACCTGAAAGAATGAGAATAACAGACATTAAAAAGGAATACAGAACAACAGGACTCGTGGAAAGCGAAAGCAATCCAGGCTCTTTTTATAAAATTGTTTATGAGAATGGAACAATGACATGCACATGTCCGAATCACACAAAAGCAGGAAGGGAATGTAAGCACATTATAGCATTCAAAGCAGAGCTCGAGCAACAAAGAGCTGAGAGAGAACAAGAATGAAAGAAGTAACTAATGAGAGAATAATGGAAGGAAGGGAAAAAATGTTGACTAAAGGATACAAACCAACTGATGTAATCTTTCCTTATCCAAAAGATAATAAACTATTAATTGGAGAACAGGAGATTAAATGTGTTAGAGAACAATGGGATACAGGATCAACAATTTTCGGAATGAAAATATGGGTTGATGAAACTATAAAAGATAATTCTTTTTATATTATTGATAGAAAAACAATGGAGATAAAAGAATGAAATACACAAATAAAAGAAACTATCCAGACTTTGTTGTTGAATGGTTACAACATGATGAATATGACTATGACAAAAACACATTAAGTGCAACAACACTAATGCAGCCACCAAGAGCATATGCACTAACACAACAGAACTGGGATAACTTAGAAATTGATGTAGAAGACCTGATAGCAAGCAGATATGGAACAGCAATACATGATTCAATAGAAAAGGTCAATCTAACAGGATGTAAACAGGAAGAGAGATTAAAGAAAGCAGTGAAGAATAAGATTATATCAGGAAAGTTTGACATACTGAAGGAAATCTCAGACAAAAGATGGCAACTGATAGATGTAAAAAGCACAAGTGTGTGGACATATATCTATGGAAGCAGAGATGAGGATTATAAAAAACAACTTAGCATTTACAGATGGCTTGCAATACAACACAATTATTCAGTTGTACAGACAGCAAAGATATGGATGATTTTCACAGACTGGAGCAGTGCAAAGGCAAAAGAGGATCCTAAATATCCACAAAGCAGGATAGTTGTAAAAGAGATCGACTTATTAGGAGAAGAACAAACACTGAAATACATCGGAGAGAGAATAAGCCTACTTGAAGGAACAATGAAGAAGGAGCAGAATGACATGCCAAAGTGCACCAATGAAGAGCTATGGGCCTCTGGGGAAACATGGGCAATCATGATGAAAGGAGGAAAAAGAGCAATAAAAGTGTATAAAGAAGAGGAAAAAGCAAAAGAGCATGAGATGAAACCAGGATATGAAATAATACACAGACCAGGAAAGGTCGCAAGGTGTAGATACTGCAATGCAAGAAAGTTCTGCAATCAATACCAGGAACTAATCGAAGAAGGAAGAAGTGAGAACTATGAAATTGATTGAAAATAATAAACTAATATTTTTAATGTATATTCTTCTTATTAGTGTTGTGATCATAGCAATAGCAAGTGTAATAATTTATGAATCTCATACAAATAGGAAAATATTAGAAGTGTGCAATGTGGACATAGGATATTTTCAAGAAGTAGATGGGATTTATAATGGGGCTGGTTTTTATTGTGTTAAGACAGAAAATTTAAACTTTGATGAAATAAAGCAAATAGAATACCATGAACATTGTCATTATTTAGTTCATAATAATTATGATCATTTTTGTGATGAAAAATATAATGGAGGAAACAAATGAGAAAAACAATAGGAATGGTTGATTGTTTGTGATTTATTTTTTTTTGTTTTCCAAAGAGTAGAGAGAGAAAATCCCACCGAGAATGAGATTCTATCTCTCTCTACTTTATTTAAATTTTTGGAGGAAACAATGTTTGGAATAGAAGACTTAACTGAGAACACAATACAGGAAGTCAATGAAGCAGGAGGCAAGATAAATCTGTTTTTTAAAGGAACAGAGATCATTGCAGAAATAATAATTGGAGGCACAAATGAACTGGAAAAAAAAGATAATGGAGTTATTGGGATTTAGAGCAGTAGAGATAAGAGATGGAAAAGAATGGTCTGACAAGGATATTGAAGTGTTGACTTTTTATTTTAGAAATGATATGGCAGACGAGCTTATAGCTGAGAGATTGGGAAGATCCAAGAGAGCAGTACAACAAAAGAGATATAGAGAAGGTATCTTTTAAGTATAAATAGAAACTTTTATAAAGTTCAACGATTACTTATAAGAACTATGGGGAAAAACCCGGAGATGATACGAATGGAACCGAAGAGTAAAATAGGAATTCTTAAGTATATTGCCAAGACCAAAGGATGCAAGTTTGAGGATCAACCAGAGACATGGTACAATCCAAAAACAGACGAAGCAAGGGCAATGGTCAAGGAAGAGTACAAAGACAAAAAAGTAGAGATAATCTTTGTAGAAGGAAAGAAGACAGAGTTCTCAAGCATGGTCTTATTAGAAGCAGAGAAGAAAGCAGAAGTGAAAGAAGAAGCAAAGAAAGAAGACATAATAATAGACATTAGAGAACCAGAAGAAATAGAGAAAGACAAACCAGAAGACTCAATAACTGGAGAAGAGATACTAACATTAATGGCAGATAGCGAGTTATATACAAGAGAAGCATTTAAACAAATGGAGCAGACAAAGGTCGAAGCATCAAAGAAAGGAAACCTGACATATGCAAGTTGGGGAGAAATATGGGGGTTATTGAAAAATATTCATCCAACAGCAACATTTAAAGTGTATGAGAATGAGGAAGGTCTTCCATATTTTATGGGAAAAGAAAAGGCAATGGGTGCATTTGTAAAGGTTAGTGTAACAGTAATGGGATTAAAACATTCAATACATTTGCCAGTGATGAATCATATGAATAAAAGTATTATGGGAGAAGAGATGACAAGTTTTGATGTTAATAAGAATATAATGAGGGCATTAGTGAAGTGTATAGCACTACATGGATTGGGATTATATATTTTCAAAGGTGAAGAATTTAATGACGACGATAAAAATAAGTAAAAAACCTATTAAGGAATTTGAAAAGTATAGTGTAGATATTCTTGGAACTATTTTTTCAGAAAACTATCATCGAGAAGGATATTGTCGTTCTATTAAACAATCTTTTGATAAAGATGGTTATTCAAGAGTTTTCTTGAGAAAAAATGGAAAATATCATACTAAAAAAGTACATCGTTTAGTTGCACAAGCATTTATAGATAATCCTAATAATAAGCCCCAAATAAATCATCTGGATGGTAATAAAAAGAATAATTCTGTTGTGAATCTTGAATGGTGTACTCAAGGAGAGAATGAAGAACATAAATATAGAGTTCTTAAAATTAAACATCCTCAAAAAGGTAAGTTTGGAATTCTTAATAAATCCTCTAAAAAAGTTATTCAATATACTCTTGAGAATAAGTTTGTTAAGATATGGGATTGTATTTTGGATGTTAAAAGAAATTTAAAAATAGATAATAGTAGTATTGTTAAAGTTTGTAAACTAAAATATAAATCTGCTGGAGGATTTATCTGGAGATACAATAAGAGAATAGAATCAGGAGAAGATAATGGGAGTTAGACATTTAGTAACACTTAGGGAATATCTGAAGAAGAACAAGAATAAATCTTTTTCAGCTACAGAACTAAGGAATGAATTAAATCAGAATTATCCTCAGATATTGGATAACTTAAATTATTTAATGAACCAGGAAGGATTAGTTGAACAGATAGGAAAAAAATATCAATGGAAGAGATACAAATGAAAGAATCGATAAACAGCACTTATGCCGATTCGTCAATGAGCTGTAAAGGTAAGATAAACCATAAGTAAAACAGCCAAACTCTCGTCGGGAAGTGGAGATTTAACATAGCGTGTTAAACTACGCTTTTTAAAGGATTTGGTTGGCTGGTCGAGAAGGATACGAAAATGAACTATCTACAAAAAATGGCAAAGAAGCACAAGGTCATACATGAGTTCAGCGGAAAACAACACTTCTTTAAAGTTGAGTCATCAAATGGAAAAGAATATAGTGTGAGTGTGCAGGTCGGTTGTGATTGTACTTATATGGGAGTACAGGGAATAGCAAGGAAAGAAATCTGCAGTCATGTATTAGCAGTATTTCAAGACATTCTAAAGTATGGAAATATCAAGTTAACAACAGGAAGTGAGCAGATGAAACAGGCAAAAAGGAATGCTTGCTTAAATCTTGTAAGACCAGGAAACAGAAGAATCAATGAAGTCAGGATATCTGATGGGGAATCAAAAGAGCATAAAGCAAAGAAGAAAGAAATCTGTGGGAGATTATTATTAGAAGGAAAACAATACATATGCGAAGCAATATTCGAAACAGGCGGAAGAGCTGATGTGCTTTGTTTAGATACCTTCACAGCATACGAAGTTGTGAAGACTGAGACTAATGAATCAATACTAAGAAAACAACAAGAGTACCCAGAGAGCATCAAAATCGAGGTGGTAAGATGTTAAAAAAAGAATTAATGGAATGCATAGACCAATTATATGACTATGGAAAGAAGCTGCTATCATCATGGAATGATTATGGGATGCAGCAAATAAGATTAAGAAGTGCAAACGAAAGAAAACTTGAAGAGAGCAGACAATATCATATAGAAGAAATGGACACAAGGAAGAAAGAAAGATATCAGATACAGAGAGACACAAACTATGAGATATGGAAAGCAAGTCCAGACTACGATCCAAAGAAGGACAGGAGATTAAAATGATAGACAACATCTATAGTTCAGTATCGGATGAAGTGTTGCTTAATACAAATGAGACACAAGAATACAGAGAACCAATATTATCTCTTCTTAAAAGTTCTGAAGGATTATGCATAACAGCAAAGAGAATAGCAGAGATATGTAGGTTTCCAACAAGAGGTACACAAGTGGAAGTTAGAAAAGCAATAACATTATTGATTGAGGTTGACAAAGAACCAATTATATCACTTTCTCAAGGATTTGCATATACTACTCAATCAAATCAGATGACAAATTATGCAGATAGACTTGAAGAAAGGAATCAGGGAATTCAGAGAAGAATAAAAGCAGTCAGAGAGATAGCAAACAGGATGAGAGAAAATGGAAACTAAGAGAATAGACAGATACAAACTACATGGAATAATTGAGAGAATGTGTGAGTATTGTGGAGAATCTAAGATATTATTATGCTTCGAAGATGTGCTCAATAAGACACAACATAAATGCTGTGCAGATTGTTTAAAATCAGAATTTGGAATAACATTATTGAGAAGAAGAAAATGAGCGGAAAGTTTTATGTGTTTAGATGCAAGAGATGCAGAAGATGGGGAGTCAAAGAACTAAGAGTAGGACTCATACATGGAACCTATACTTGCAGATTTGAGAGTTGCAAGAAGACATCAAAGATTAAGAAGAAAGGAGAATATGGACTGGCAATAGCAGCAAGAGGACCATATGATAACCCAAGTGCAGCAGCACAGATATGTAAAAAACTAAATGGAGAGAGACAATGAATAAACTAAAGAAAATAGGGATGTGGTTCTGGACAAGATCAATGATTATTAAGAACATAATAGAAGTTAATGATTTATTGGATAAAAGAATCATGCAAGCAGTTGAAAAGTTTGAAGAGTTAGATCAAGAAAAAGTTTATATAATCAAAGCACCAGGATATACTATAGATGGATTGAAACAACTTAATACTATGTTGAAGAGAATAAGAGCAACAATGAAGTGGACACCACCCCCAATACTTGTGATGAATGCAGATATAAAAGAATTTACACAAGAACAGATTGATAATATAGTCGAAAGAGAAAAAAGGAGGAAGCACAAATGAAACGATTTGTATATAACCAGAAGTACGCCAAGCTTTTGGTCAGCATGGCTGGGAAAACATCACAGATTGATGATTTGGCAAAAGAGATAGATGCACATTCAGGACACCTGAGAATAGTACTTGAGCAATGGCACAAAGAAGAGATTATCAGCAAAGATAAACCAGGAAGAGACTATCAAATAAAGCTAACAGATAAAGGAGAAACAATCGCAACAAAGCTGGCAGAGTTGATGCAGTTAGTTGATGAAAATAAAGAGAAGAAAGCTGAAAAACCAAAGAATATTGAACCAGCAACAGAAGAAGACGAGAAGTTTATTGAAGAAGAAACAAAAAAACAAGGAGGCAAGAACAATGGACCAAGAAATGCCGGAACAGGCAGCACCACAAGCATACAAAACTGAAATAATATCAGATAAGATAACATATGAAGTGCTTGAGAATGGAGATGTGAAAGTAAAACAAGACCAGAAATTAGAATCATTTTGGAAGAGCAGAGACTTCACAAGTTTATTGAGACAGAATGAAGAAGCATTGAAGATGTTCAAGGATGCACAATCTAAAGAGCATATAGAAAAGATGCAAACACAGGAACAGAAAGTTCAAGATGTACTGGATGAGATTAAACCAGTAGCTGCAGAGAGCGAGAAGAAAGCAGAAGAAGATTATAAGAAACTAAGGCATGAGGGATTATTAAAGAACCTAAGAAGTGCATTGGATGACAAAGAAACAAACCTTAACTGGTTCCAACAGATATGGCTAAGAGCAAAGGATGAGCTGAAAACACCAATATACAAAGAACTAAGCAAAGAGCACCAGGACAAACTAATGAAGATACTCCACAAGATAAAAAGAAAAGGAGCACAATGAACAACAAAGTATCCTATAAAGAGCAAAACAAGTGTGGAAGATTAACAGATTACATGGAGGAAGATGATGGATTACATAAAGAAGAAGATAATAGTGATGGGAGAACCAGTTCCAAAGGGAAGACCAAGAGTAGCGATTAGGGGAAGGTTTCCTGTGTTTTACACACCAAAGGAAACAAGAGCAGCTGAAGATGACTTTGTAAAGCAGGCAGTGAAGAGTGGAAAGCCAGGATTCCCAACAGAAGGACCAGTTAGTATTAACATCAGATTTTATAAGAAAAGACCAAAGAGCAAACCAAAAGGAGAAAGACATTGGACATCAAAACCAGACCTGGACAATCTTGTAAAGCTTGTGTTGGATGCAATGAACAAAATATTTTTTAAGGATGATGCACAAGTTGTACAGATAACAGCATTCAAAGAATATGATGAAGTACCAAGAACAGAAGTAATCATCATAGAATTATAATATTCACTACTCAAGCTATGCAACAAAGTCTACGACAAACTAACTATATAAGATTAACTAATGGGTTATACACGACAAATGATAAAAAGTGTGTATAACAACTATTTGATTTATTGGAGGTTTACAAAATGTTAAGTAGAGAAGAAGTAATTGAGAAGATTGAGGCAAACTCATTTAATACAGATGATGGAGATAATTGTATCTCTGTTGATGATATGATTGAGATTCTCAACGATTTATATATAAGTTTAGAAAACCTCAAACCGAATCCTAAAGAGGATTCTAAATCAAATAACAACTATACACAATGATTCGGAAAAGAATCACAATGTATAATTGTGTATATTACATTTATTGGAGTTTCGGCTCTGGAGGATAAAATGATTGTTGAAAGAAAGGAGTTCCATTGTAAAGTTTGTGGTGGGATTAAGATTATAGAGAAGAATGAACCAAACCCAAAGGTATGCCCTTTTTGTGGAAGAGATGAGTTTGGTAAAGTTCATTGGAACAAAGCTTGGACTAAACAAGCCGAAACTCAAACCGAGCCTTGAAGGCTCTAAATGTAATAACAATTTTATTCAATTTTTTGAAAAGGATAAAAAGAAATTATGACAAAAATAGAAACAAAAAATAAGAAGAAAGGCAGCAAAGAAGCTGAAGAGTTCAAAACCCATGGAGGAAAAGAAGATGATAAAGATAGACAATATGTACGTGAAGGAAATAGTAAAAACAACAAAAGACAAGGATGATGGTATTGAAGTAACACACAAAGCAATGCTTGAAATGATTGGAGATTCTGATATTAAAGTAGCAATAACATCAGCAGATCCTATAAAACTAATACAAGGAGACAAGGGAATAACAATAACAATCGATACAACACAGAAAACCTTGATACCAGGAAAATAAAATGGATATCGTAAATGTAGCAATAAAGGACTTGATACCTAATGAGAAGAATCCTCGAAGAATAACAAAGTCAGAATTGCAGAAGTTAATGAGGAGCATTAGAGAATAATAGAAACTTTTTTAAATTGTATTGATTTGTAGAACCATATGGAAAAGAAATGTATGGTGTGTGGGAAAAAATTCAATGTTAAACCATCTCAATATGAAAGAAGGGAAACATGTTCAAGGAAGTGTAAAGGTATAAAGCAAAAAAAAGTACAAATAGGGGAGAATGCAGCAAATTGGAAAGGTGGAATAGAAAAACACAAAAGAGGATATCTACTTCAATATGCTCCAAATCATCCGAACGCTATCAATGGCAAGGTAATGCAACACAGGTTAATTTTTGAGAAACATATTGGTAGGTATTTAGAAAAGAATGAAGTGATACATCATATTAACGAAAATAAAACTGATAATAGAATTGATAATTTAGAGCTTATGAACAGAAGTACACATGCAAAACATCATAATTTAGGAAAAAATAAAGGAGAGTGAATAACATGATAAGAATACCAGTACCAGAATTAGTTGAAATAAGCAAGATAAAAGTAGATCAGAAGAACCCTAATCGTATGACTGATAATCAATTAGAATCTTTGAAGAGAAATATTGAAAAATATGGTTTCTTAGTGCCTATAATAACTAACAATAAGTTTGTTGTTGCTGATGGAGAACACAGATTAAAAGCAGCAATAGAGATTGGCATGACTCAAGTTCCAGTAATTGCTTTGCCAATAGAAGAGGTTGATAGACGTATAATTCGTCAAGTAATGAACAAGCTTAAAGGACATCATGACATTGATATGGATGCTGAAGAATATAAGTTAATTTTAGAAGACACTACTATGGATGAGTTCATAGAATTGTTAAGCAAGAGCGAAGAAGACATAAGGAATACTATTGATAAACTTAATGATGAAGAATCTGATTCAATAGTTGATGATGTATCGAAAGTTGATTCACTTGGTCATATTACAATTATATGTCCAAAATGTAAACATAGATTTGAGAAAGAAGACTCAAAATAGGTAATACCATTTTACCCCAAGAGATAAAACATGAATGCTCAAGAAAGAGAGGAAAGGAAAGACATGGTTATGGGTCTAATCATAACAGGATACACACAGAGGGAAATAGCAAGAAAGTTAAAGATTTCTAAGAAGACAATAACTAATTATGTTACAGAAAGAAGAGAAGAGACAATTAAAGAATTGAATCATAGTGTAGAATTAGAACTTGCTGATATGGAGATAGGTAAAAGAAAAAGAATCAAGAAGCTTTGGGCTACAATAGTTAATAAATCTACTAAAGCAGGTGATCGTAATAAAGCAATTCAATTGCTACAAGCAGAAGAGTCTTTGAATATAAAACGTAAACAACTCGCAGGATTACTTCCCCCAGATTTTCCAGCAGTAGCAATACAGAATACAAATGTAGTAGAAGGAACAACAACAATAGCAGACTCAATCAGGAGATTACATCCAGAGTTAATGGAGAAATTCACACACAACAAGACAATACGAATAGAGAAAGACGTTGACAAAAAAAAGTAGATGTGCTTATTTCAAAGACAATAAATGCGGATTAGGATCAGGAAAAAAAGAGTGTAAGATTAAGAAAGGAAATTGGTGCGATAGATACATCTCATTAGAGAAGATGTAGGAGGCGAAAATGAATGACTTGGAAAACAAGATAGATGAAGCAAAGCGGATGATGAATCTAATACCCAAGTGTAAACCTTTTTATTTATTAAAGGACCTTGAAGAAGTAAATATTAATATTCTAAAGTGTGAAGGAATAGAATATAACAATTGTGACCAGAGACTTTTTTATTTAGAAGAATGTTTCTGTAAGAAAGCAATCAATGAAAATAGCAAGACAAAGGAAATATACCAACAATTCCTTAAATTAGAAGGATGGTAAAAGACAAATTTAAAAGAGTACATGATACACTTGGCCAGGTAGAAGTACAGAAGAAGAAACAATGAAGCACAACGAAATGATTGATGACATGGCAAATAAGTTTATTGATGCAGGATATCAAGTGAGAAAATATCTTGAAT